GATGTTCGGAGTTGTACCAATTTACAGAAGTTTGATATGTGTAATTAGCAGAAGAACCCTCGTTCAATAATGAACTTCCCGTTTTTACTAATATTCTTTCTAGCCAATATCTAAATGTTGTGTATTCATTATACCAAACATCTTCCAGATCATAAGGAAATTCAACCGGCAAACTTGTTGATGTGTTTGTTTCCCTAACAAATGGTTTGTCTTTTAATAATGCAAGTCCATCAACTGCTGTTAATTTAACTTCATAGGGGAACGAAACATCTTGTTTTGCAGATAAGTCCATTAAAATGTAACCACTCCAAACAGGTCTTGTTGAATCATGAGAATTGTAAAGATGCACGTAAACATCTTTTTCAGAATAAGTTCCATCTCTTAAATCATCAATGAAATTCTGCATTCCAATATCTTCAATAATAAAAGGAACATCCATTGAACTCGCTAAAATATAACTGAATTTTAACTCCCCACTTGTTTCGTAATTTATAACGCAACCACTGCTTCCAAGTTTTATTTCAGTTGAAGCACTCGTCCACCCGTCGCAAAATATTTCCAATGTATAAGAATCCCCATTGCTTGACTTATAATCTGATTCGTATCTTTTCCCGTATGCCATTATACTGATCTCATTCTATTAGTTCCTGTTTTGCTATTACTTAAAAATATATCGTTTCCAACTAACTTTCCAACTACTTCAATTTGTTGGCCTCCCCCTCCCATGTATTGTTTCAGTTTGTCTAATGGAGCAATAACTTCCGGATTTCCAGCATTTGTTCCAATCCCCTCTCCAATTAAAGCTGTAGTTGGTCCTGTTACCAACCCTCCCTCTGCAAAGCCTGGAACATTCAGAAGTCCCGCTAAATTTTCTTTCATGTTTAACACACTAAAAGCACCCCCTCCCATTCCAGTTGCGGCTTGTATTAAAGTCATAACAGCTAATTGAATCAATAAACTTTGTATTGCTTTTTTTATGTTTTTAATAAATACCTGAAAGAAGTTTTCTTGCGAACTTAAAGCACTATCCAAAGAACTTGTTAATATATCCCCAAACATTCCCATCCCAGCATTAAACATCTCTTGTTCCATTGTTAGTTTTGTAATCCAACCACTAACCTCTTCAAAACTTTTTGTTGCTGTTTTTGGAATTAAATCTTCATTAAGTTTTTTCGTTTGAGCTAACTCAAGGTTTAAGGCTGCAAACTTTTCTTTTGTTTCTTCAACTCCTGTTGGTATGTCTTGAGTTGTATTATTTAAATCATTAAGAATTTTATCAATATCAGTTAATGGTTCTTTTGAGTCATTAAGTCTTACACTAAGGTCCTCTATCAATGAACTCATTTGTTCAATATCCATATTAAAACCTTTGATTGACTTACCTCCACTCATTTGTTTTTGCAGGTTTCCAATCTCCTTTTTTAACATATTTATCATGCCCGGAGCGCTAGCAATTTTAGCAAGTTCCAACGGATCTGTTGTGTCTTTATCCATTAAATTTCTATACGATTTTATTTCCGTCTTTAACTTTTTAATTTTATCGTTATGAATCCCTTGTTGATTTGTTTGTAATTTACTGTTCTCAAGTGTTATCTTATGAGATTTCGCTTGTTCTATTAAATTTAATTTTTGTTCTTGTGTTAATGTTTTCCAAAGTTTAACCTTTTCAAAAATATCTTTTTTACTTAATCTTTCGGCTGTCCTGTCCGCTATAACAGCATTAAGTCTTTCCTGTTCTTGCCTTGCTTTTATTGCAGCGTTTGAGAAATATGTTAGTTTTAAAACAACTCCAACAATTAACGCTCCAATTGCAAGATAGGGATTGGCTAACATTATTTTGTAAAGATTAGAAAAAGCAACTCCAACAAATTTAATTGCAGGAATTAAAGCAGCAAGTCCCAATGAAAGTTTCCCTACCAGAATTAAAAAAGGTCCAACCGCAGCAATTATAAGTCCCCATTTTACAATTGATTTTTGTTGTTCATCTGAAAAACTCGAGAACCATGTTACAAGACGGGAAATTTTATTAATTACTATTTCAAAAATAGGGATTAATTTTTCCCCAAGTTGTATTGCGGCTCCCTCTAATTGAGAACGCATTTTCCTCAAAGAACCAGCAACTCCAGAATCCATTATGTCTGCCATTGCTTGAGCTTCTCCTCCTGAATCTCTAAAATCTGTTGTTAAGTTTTGAATTTCAATTCCACTTTGTGCAAGAATAGTTGCAACATTTGCTCCTCTTTTCCCAAACATATCCATTGCAACAGCTAATGGTTCTGTTGATGAGTTTATTTCTCCCATTGCTTGATCCCATGTTTTCCCGCTTTTAGCTAAGTCTAAAAATATATTCCTTAAAGCTGTACCAGCTGTTGAAGCTTCAACTCCATTATTAACCAAAATACCCAGAATTGCAGAAGTTTGTTCCAAATCTGATCCAGCCATTTTTGCAACTGGAGCAACAGAAGCCATTGCAGTTTCAAACTTTGTCATATCTAAAGCTGTTGAACTAAATGAATCCGCCATAACATCTGTTATTCGAGTCATGTCTGTTGCTTCCATTCCGAAAGCGTTCATTATTTTTGCAGTAACAGAAGCAGCTTGTCCAAGATCTGAATCAGTTGCTTGAGCTAAATTCAAAACAGCTTCAGTTGATTGATTAATTTGTGTTGGAGTTAATCCTAATTTTGAAAGATTAAGTTGAAGTTCTGCAACTTGAGCAGCAGTAAACATTGTAGTTGATCCCAGAAGTTTTGCGCTATCTGTTAAGGATTTGAACTCTGCATCTGTTGCTCCAGAGATTGCTTTTACCTTAAGCATTCCCTGTTCAAAATCGGCAAATGTTTTTAATGAAGCAGCTCCTAAAGCAACAATTGGAAGTGTTAATCCGGTTGTTAAACTTTTACCAGTTCTCACAACTCCTTTCCCGAATTTCTTTAATTTCTTTTGAGCTTTGTTCATTGCTCTTTCAAAACCTCCTAAGTCCGCACCAAATTTGAAATTTAAAAAACCAATTGCTTTACTTGCCATTTTCTACTCTTTTTTTATATAATTCTGCTTTCATTTTTAATTCTTTAAAATCAATTTTATTATCAGTTTCCCATTCAAACTTAATTAAGTCCTTTGGCTTAATACTTTTGTTTTTCGGGAGTTGTATATTCAACAACAAACATGTGCTCCATCTTGTTCTTTCCCAGTCGCTTCTTTGCCTCATGTTTTCCAACTCATGAAACCCCTCAACTTTGTTCCAAAATTCTCGAGGCAACATATCGTAAAAATCCTCAACTTTCATTCCCAACTGCCCGAAAGCTATCTTCTCAAGTTTTGGCCAAGTTAGCTCTTCTTTGCTTTCTTGGCCTTTGGCTTTTTTTCTTCATCCCCTCCCATTGCTCTTCCTAATATCTCAAAAGCTTTTTCCATACAATCCATATGCCCGTCAAACATATCCGTCACATCATCCAGTGAATAATGAAATGGTTGTTTTGCCGCTCTGTAACCATCTTCCAGTCCACAATAAATTAAACTAAAAGCATCATTGAAAGTTAATTGTCCTGAAGCTAATTTGTTTAAATCGTTAATTGTTGCTCCAGTCATTAAACTATACTTTCTTAAAGCGTTAAATCCAAATCTTACTGGCATTTTGTGTTCCCCGATTTCTAATATTTCGTATTTCATTTTCTAAGTGTTTTACCTTTTCTGAATTAAAAGAAACCTACCGACGCACTCAGAAAAGAAAACGCATCGGTAGGATCTAAAATTTTTCCTTATTAAGGATTTGTGTCTATTGCTTGTTCTAATACTCCACTTCCTTGAAAAGATACTGAAAATGTTGCTGTATCTTCCAATGGTGCTGTTAAACTTGCAGAAGTTAGCCAAGCTTTTCCAGTGTACTTTGTAAATCCAACTCCTGTTGTTGATGTAGAACCAAAAGTTAAATCAAAACTTGCTCTTGTTGCCATATATCCTGTAAATATATCACTTAAAGTGGTGTTTGTTATTGGATCTCCTGAAGGATCTAACCAAGCATAAAGAGAATCGCAAGAAACATCCCAGTTTCTCATTCCCTCCATGTTATCCTCCCATCCACCAGATTCCTTTGAAGAAGTTGATCTTGTAGAGTGATTAATGTTTAATGTTGCATTTGTTGAATAAGCTATCAGAGTTCCCCCAATATAAACTCCCAGCTCCGTTCCGTTTAGTTGTCCGTCTTGTACTGCCATAATTTTATTTTTTTATGTATTAATATTATAATTCTTGCTCCTTATCTGAAGCTGTTTTTGTTTTCTTTTCTTTTATTTTTTTCTCTTTTTTATCATAGTCGTTTTCCTGTAACCACGCAAAAAATTCTTCTGTTACATCCATAACTTGTCCAGCTTTTAAAGTCTTGTGTTCATTTACTTTGTAACTTCTTTTTAATTTAAATTTCATTTTTTTTTAATTTAAGTCAATCCAACCATTATCTGGATTGTTGATTGTTTCAATTATTTCATTGTGAGAATAAATCTTTTCCCCATCTAAAAATGGAGGGATTTCTCCAATGAATTTTATTATTGTTTGAGTTCCGTCCAAACTGTATCTTAAAGTTGATTTGGATGTTTCAATTACTTCTTTGAAATCTACCGCATCAATCATTTCTTTTTTTATTATAACATACTTTTTTTCCATGTCTTTATTCTGGAACATCAGCTTCAAAATCAGTTGATGTCATGTTAGTCATTGTTCCGTTATTGTTTCCTGTTTCATCTACAATTGTTGGATAAGTTGCAACTGGATTCCCTACAATACCACCATCCCCCATTTTCCAATATCCTTTTAAATTCTCTAATGGTTTTGGATTAAATGGAAGTCCATCATTGTAAAGGTTTGAAACCTCTGTTGAGTCTAATTCTTTATTGAACAAACTAACTTCATCAATGTTTCCAATCCAATATCCTCCCCCCTCTGCATTGTTCCCAATTGAAGCAGTTGTAAAACTTCCAGTAAATGTTCCACTTATTGGAGTTGTTTGTTTTAAAGATCCGTCTAAATATAAAGAAACATTTCCACTTGAATCCCAAGTTCCTGAAACATGATGCCAATTTCCATCCCCCTCAATCGCTTCTGTTGTTACTGCTGTTGTTGCTGTTCCCCCCGCTTTATACACGCATCTCAATTCATTGCTTGAAGCATGATAGAAAACCCTAATGTTATTATTTGAATCTTCAAACAGTCGTATAATATCTCCACTTGAAGCAGTTGTTTCTAATTTAATCCATGATGAAAACGATCCTGTATTTTTGCAAGAACTCATCCCAGAAACTCCTAAAGCAATATAATCATCAACTCCATCAAAAGCAGTTGAATAAATATTGTTAAAAGAATTTATTATTCTAATATTGAAATTTAATGATTTCCTGTAAATTCCATCCGATCCACTCATGTCATCAAATATATCATCATAACCATCAAAGTCAATTGCTTGAATGTTTACTGCATTATAAATTCCGTTCACTCTATCCAATGCTGTTCTTATATAGTTTGCAAGTTTTGAAGCTTCTGAATAAGTTTTGCAATATCCTGAAACCATTATATTTGCATTATCTAATAAAGCAACAGAATCCTTTTGGCCTTCTGGAGTGTCCGAGCTTACATCATAAACAATGAAAGGAAATTCAGATGTTTGCTTCATAACATTTGGAGCAATCCTTGTTCCTACCATAGAGGAAACCGCTATGTTATCACTTAATATTTTATATATTGCTTTTCCTATTTCCATTTTAATATCCTAAACTTCCGTATTTTTTTAATCTATTTGCGTCAGCTCTAACAGCTTTAATGAATATTTGCTCTGCCTCAGAAAAACCATCAGATAAAACTGCTCCGCTTGCTTGTTTCCAAGCTCTTTCCATATAAGGGTTTGGTTTTGACATTGATCCATCTCTATTTCTATGCCCATATTCAACCCATGCTCCAAAATAACCCCCTTTGTTTTTCTTAAATTTTCCCTTTACTCTTGGTCCAATATATGCTCCATGAATATCTTTTTGTTTTGAAGCTCTTGTTCTGTAAAATTTAAGAGATTTTTTTAATGTTCCCCTTGAAATAGTTAAACTTTTATCTGGAGGATAAGATACTCCAACTCTTCCTGTTGAACCAGGATCTAATAATGGAGCTTCTTTTTCTGCCGCTTCTAATAAAGGAACAGTAACTTTTTTCCAAAACCTTCCCCATACAGCATCTTTATTAACTCTTTTTGGTAGTTCATTAAACATCTGCATAATTTCCTTAATTCCTTTTACTTCAACAGTAACTCCATCTTTATGTTGTTGAGCTACCTTTAACTCACTATAAAAACCTACCCCCATTAGTTGTTATCTTTTAATTTTGTTTCCAACTCTAAAAATTGTTCTCTCCCATCTATTTGTTTAATCCCATGTATTGTGTAAGTTTTGTTTTTATATTCGATTTGATATGTTCCCAATATTTCAATTCCTAAATTTCTTACATAAAAAAACAAATCAGTTTTCTGAACTTGTTCTTGAGATTCTTCTTTTCTGTTACTACTCTTCCAGTCTGTTTTTGCCCAGAGTGTATAAAGCAGACTATATGTTTTTGTTTCTTCCCCATACTTATTTGTTGTATAAGTTGGAGATAATATTTTTATTCTCCTATCTAATTGTCCAATACTTAACATACTTGAATTTTATATTGTTTCAATAAGTATTGACTTGATAAGGGAAGTTCTGTTGCTGTTCTTCCTGTTATTACTGATTGCCTGTTTTCGTACCAATTCCCAATTGTAATTAAAACAGCTTGTCTTATTCCCTCTGGAACTTCTGAAGATGTTGTTCCATAACCAACTGTATATTTTACTTCAACAGCGTTTATTCTATCCGCTAAACTCGGAAGATTTCCTGTTACAGATAGTCCAATTCTTGCAGGTTGTGATATATTATCCAAAATGTAATTGGAGGAAGCTAAAGTTTGCAAAGTATCTGTTGTATCATAATACTTAACATGCGTTATACTTACTACCGGACTTTTGTATAATTTATAAAACTCATTCCAATTGTCTGAATATTGAGTAACTAATGTATTTAAAAAATATCTATTTGTGTAAATTTCACAGGATTGAGTTGCAGCTTTAATTAGATTATCTATTAAAGTGTCATCCGCAGTTGTATCAACTTTCAAAAAATCCTTTGCTTCCGCAGTTGTGAATAATGGATTTGTTGCTAATGTATTTTCCTGTAAACTTCTAAACATTTTTTTGGTTTTTAAAAAAAAGGGCCGGCTAATAAAAACCAGCCCTTTCTAATTATTATTATTAAATTATACTAATGAAGTATATTTCACAAATGAAGCACCATCAGCAAGTCCCCAATCGTAATGTCTGTTTACTACCAATCTAACAGCGTTATTAGTTGCAGCAGAATAAGGATCTACTAAGATTGAAGTTGGTCCAAAAGAAGCAAAATAGATTCTTGAGAAATCTCCAAATAAACCATCTCCAGAAGTTCCAGCAACATTTGCAGGAGCAGAACTAAAGAAAGAGTTATAGCCAGCAATTTTGTCATCAGAATATAAAGCAGAAGTTGAAGCAACTAAAGCATCCTTTCTAATTGCAGAATAAAGTTCATAAGAATTCACAAATCCTAAGTTTCCAGCTAAACCATGATCATCAGCAAGTGTTTGAATTGCTTCTAATAAATCCCCAGCAACATCAGCAGCAGCAGCCTCAGTAAATGTTAAAACTCCAGCAGTTCCAGCAATTGATCCAGGCCCAGCAGCAGCATCAGAAGAAGCCCACATGTTAGCGTCAATTTTTGCAGAAATTTGTCTTCCCATGTCCGCCATTATAGCAGCTTCAGCTCCTGAATTTTGTGCAAGGATAACATTTGAAACATTTGCATATCCGTTAATTCTATTTGGAGTTAATGTTACTTTACTAAAGTCTGTTGAAGTATCTGTTCCGTTAGCATTCTCACCATCCCAAGCAACAGCGTTTGCACCTGTAATTGGAACAACTTGATTTGCACCGAAGTTTCCTAAGTCTGTTAATCCTACTCTTGTATAAATAGCATCCTCAACTAAAGCATCAGCAAAAGCAGTTGTTGCAGATGGAGCAATTGCAGAACCTCCTTGATCAACATAAGCTCTTTTTTCAGTCATGAAAGACGGCATTCCAATTCCCTCAATTCCAACACCTCTGTTTTCGTTTACTGCTTCTTGGTGCATTTCTGCTTCCAATCCACTTAAAGAACCACCATTTCTAACCTCATTGATTGCTTTAAATAAAGACCATCCTCTTGTTGTTTTTTCAGTGTTTACTTTTTGAACTGGAGTTCCAGCTAACTTAACATTATTTCTAATTTCAGTTTCAACTTTCTCAGCTCTTTTAATTTTTGCAGATAAGTCATCCGCTTTGTTAAGAAGTGTGTCCATGTTATTATTCTCATCAGACGTTAAATCTCTTTCCTCTGCTGTTGCAGTTTCTTTGATAACTTCTAATTCTGAAATAATATCATTTCTCAATTCTTTCAATTCAATACTTGATTTCATTTTAAAATTTTTTATTATTATTATTTTGTTCGTTTTATTAATTCTATTTTCAGTTTCGCCAACGAACGCGCAACCAAATCGTTTTCCTCTTCTTTTATTTCTTTATTTTCTTTATACATTGCCAACCCTCTTTGAGCTACTACTAAATCAGAATCCGCCATTTTATAAGCAGGATAAGTAACTGGAGAAACATCATATAATCTATCAATAGAAGTTATAGTTCTAATATCATTTCCATCTTGATCTGTGCTCCACTCATCTTCAGCAACAGTAAAGGCAAAGCTTGATTGATTAATATTTCCATTTTTCATATTGATTGCTAAATCTTTTCCGTAAGATAAACCTTCTGGAATCTCAAATTCATATTTCAATCCTTTTTCATCAATTGATAGATTTAAAGTTCCAGCACTTTGTCGGGCCAAAATTAAATCTTGATTATGATTTATGAGGGCTCTTGTGTCTGATTTTGCAATAGTTTCTTCTGTTATTGCACTTGGAGAAATGTATTCATAAAATCCTCCTAAATTTTCAGAAAGCGAGTTCCAAATTGAACCATATCCAACAACCACTTCCTGACCATCTTCTTTTGTTTCAAATCTGTTTTCAATGTTAAATATTCTTTTTTCCATAATTGTATTATTGTATTTTTTATCCCAGATGTTAAGCTTCTTCATCTGTTCCAATTTTGTTTATTGTTGTCATATTCATTTGAAGATAATTATTATCCCCGTCCTCTATTCTGTTTAAATCTTCTTTTTGTCTTACTTCATTAACAGACATCCAACCATTTGTGATTGCTGTTTTGTAATATTCCGACCTATCTTTTACGTTCCCTCTCAGTAATCCGTTTACATTGAATTTAATATATTCTCTCCCAATTGCATTTTTTCTAAATAACTTCAAACTCATTTCCAATTCTATCTTTGTAATATAAGGCATTAAAGAGTAAGAAACGAATTCTTGAGATTGCATTTCTATATTATTGAAACTTGACTTACTTAAATCTCTCAATAAATGTGGAGGCAAACCAAATATTCTTGCAACTTCCTCAACTGAAAATTGCCTTGAAGCTAAGAATTGAGCTTGGTCTGGAGTTACTGAAATACTTTTGTATTTTAATCCCTCTTCCAATACCGCTGTTTGATTTGAACCTTGAAGTGTTCCGTAATTATTATTGAACGAATTTCTTAATCTATCAATTGCCTGTTCACTTAAAGCTCTATCTGATTCCAATATCCCCGACAATTTACCTCCGTTCTTGAAGAATGTGGAACTGTACTCCTGCACATCCATACCCCATCCAATTGCATTTTTACATTGTTCAATTGGAGAAAGTCCTGTTATTCCATCTGAACCTGTAATCATTTTAAAATGAAGTATATTTTCAGAATCATGAGTTATTCCTGTTTCTTCATTCTCATAATAAAGTTTATTATCTAAAATATAAGTATTTACATCTGAATAATTTAATGGTAACAATTCTATTACTCTTCCTGTTCCGTTTCTTACAATATGAACGTATGAATTCCCATCTGAAAGCATATCCATTATTATCTTTTCGTAAAAAGTAATTTTGTTTTGATAAGAATTCGGCTGGTATTTTATAAGGAAAGAAAGGTCTGTATTTACCTCTGTATTATCTCCATTATTTTCTTTTCTAAAAACTCCAACCGGAAGTGTTGAAATACTTTCCGAAAGTAATCTCATAGCAGCCCAAACAGCAGAGAAAGTTAAAGCTGATTCTGGAGAAACTTGTTGAGCCGGCCCATAAGGCAAAGAGTAGTTAATACTTCTTTCCTCCTTTTTAGGAGTTCCAGAAAGTATGTTATGAATTGAATTGAGTATTCCCACTAAATAATTTTTTGCAATTATACGGCGGGAATCCTTATTTTTTGTGCAGCATTGTTGCCTTTGTTTTTCTATCTCTGCAAGCTCTAAAACTATTATAGTCCGAATATTTACGTTTTCCAAATAGTTCAACATGTTCTTTTTCCAAAGATTCGTAAGCTGATTTTAAAGTTTTGTATTCTTTTGTTCTTTCCCAAAACTCCCGAACAAAGCCATTTGCAGAATATATTCTTATCATATTATAAAATTAAAAGTCCTCTTCCATCGTAAACGGAATTAATATCTCCCTCAGTCATGTAACTTCCAAGTGCTTGAATTAAAGCAACAATTCCGTCAATTTTCTCTGTTGATTTTGCCTTGTTTGGTTTTATGTTTCCGGCCGGATCTTCTTGCAAAGCAATGTTAGAAAGCATCCAACTCATAACAGGATTCCCATCATGAATAATTTGTTGCCCCAAAATAAGTTTCTCCAATTCTTTTGTTGGAGCACTCATTGATTGAAACCCTTGTCCAAACGGCTCCATTGGAACTCCCTCGTTTGTTAAGTCAATTACTAATTGCGAAGCGTTCCACCTATCATAACAAATGGATTGTATTCTAAATTGCATTCCCAACTGCATAATTTTTTCCTTGATGAAATTATAATCTGCAACATCTCCACTTGTTGCAATTACATGGTTTTGTTTTATCCATGTAACGTAGTTCACTTTGTCCCTTTCACTTCTTTTCTTTGCGTTCTCTTCTGGAATAAAAAAGTATGGAACTACTAAAAATTTATCGTCCTCTTTAAATATTAAAACTAAAGCAGAAATATCCCGAGTTGATGCAAGATCCAATCCACCCCAACATTCTTTGTCCTTTAGTTTTTCCAAATCAATTTCCCCTTGGCAAAGTTCCCATTCTTTGTTTCCAATCCATGCAGTTTGCGAGTCGGTCCACTGGTCCAGCATTAATCTTCTAAAAGTGTTTTGATAAGATGGAACATCCATTGCTCTTTTCGATTCTCTTTCCATGTATTCCTTACGTAACGAAATTCCATAGTTTGGATTTGATTTTTTCCAAGTTGATTCCAGTGTTATATCATCTTCCGGATCTGCTTCATAAATTGCAGAATAAAATGTTTCATCTTCAATTAATCCATCCTGAACTTTCTTTGCATAATCATAGACTTCATAACAAATAGATTGCCTATCATATCCCGCTGTTGTTATTGCAATGCATAAAGGCTCTCTTCTTGATCCGGTTGAAGTTAAAAGAGTGTCCCATAAATCCCTGTTCGGTTGAGTGTGTAATTCATCAAAAATTATGCAGTTCGCATTGAAACCATGTTTTGTTTTTGAGTCTGAAGAAATAGCTTGGTAAAAATTCCCCTTACTTTCATTTGTTATTGAGTTCCGAAAAACTTTAGAACGGCCTGTTAATTCTGGATTATTAAGAATCATTTGTTTTGCTATTTCAAAAACAATTCCGGCTTGAGCTCTATCCCCAGCAGCTGAATAGATTTCACTTCCTCTTTCACTATCTGCAAATAACATGTAAAGTCCTATTGCCGCACAAAGAGTTGATTTCCCATTCTTCCGCGGCACCATTATAAAAGCTGTTCTATATTTACGATTTCCATCTTCATTTTTCCAACCGAACAAATCCCCAATTATTTTCTTTTGCCATTCCTCAAGAAGTAATGGTTCTCCATGAAGTTCCCCTTTTGTATGAGAACAAAATGTTTCTATAAATCCAATAGCTTTTGATGCAGCTTTTTTATCAAAATAAAAGTTATTCAAAATAATTATTTATTTGTGTGTTGTTGGTTGTTACTGGAGCAGAAATTGAAGCTCTTGCAACTGGAGTTAATCCAAATTGAGTCGCTAATTTCATAGCAGAAGCCAAAGCGTCTTTTGCAATTTTTTGATAAGGTACTGCTTGAGCATGTTTTAATGTTCCGTCTGGATTTCTAAATGCTTGAATCCTCCCTTTATTTCTTAGCATAGTTTCCGTTTCAATATACAAACTCATCTCATTACAATATGCAGCAACTAATTGTAAGTCCACGTTATGAAGCATCCCAATATTAAACAACTGAGAAGAAACTTTTTTCCATTCTTCTTTCCCAATTTCAGAAAGCCATTCGGGAGCAGATGGTAAACTTGAAACCAAATCAACAACCATTTCATTTTCAATAGATCTGCTCTTCTCAACAGTTCCCTGCATTTCTTTTATTTTAGTTGGTATTTTCTTTCTTCCTTTGCCCATTTTTATTATATTTGCTTCAGACTTACAAAACGGATTATCTTGATAAGTATGAAGTTTCTAAATTACCTATTCTTTGAGTAGGTTTTTTAGTTTATCTTCTCTGCTGTTTGTCCTGTAAATTGTTCCCATCTATTAATTAAAACATTGCAAAAATGTTTATCCATTTCCATCCCATAGCAAATCTTTCCTAATTTTTCCGCTCCAATTAATGTTGATCCACTACCCAAAAAAACATCTACAACAATGTTAAAATCAACTTTAAATTTTTTTATAGTCCATAAAAATAAATCAACTGGCTTTTGTGTTGGATGAATCCTATTAGTTTTTTCGCTTGATTTTTTATATAACCTACAAACACTTCTGAAATTAGTCCAAGCTAATTCACAATCAGTTTGATCGCTTCCTCCGTTATTTTTATCCCAAGCAATCCATCCCTCTGCATTTGGCAATGAGTTGGAATAATAATTAGCTCCCCACCAAACCTGTTTGCAATCAAATAAATTATAAATTAAATTAAATGAGTCAGTTGCTACTTCATTATTATCATCTCCTAAAATATCTGTTTTATATCTTGCCTTTAACACTCCACTCTTTGTGACAGCATTCATCCCATAAGGAGGATCAGTGAAGACCATATCAGCTTTTTCTCCATTCATTAGTTTAGCTACATCATCTGAACTTGTACTATCTCCACACATAACTCGGTGTTCTCCTAGCTGCCAAATATCCCCTCGCTTTACTTTACTTTCTTTTACTTCTGGAATTTCATCATCTTCAATATTCCCTTTAATTTCTTTTTCATCCATATCAAATAATTCAGAAACTGTAAACCCCCACTCAATCAATTCTTCATAATCAAAAAATTCTTTTAATAAATCATCATCAAAAGTTCCTCCGTTCTTATTTAATTTAATATTTAATTTTCTTTCTTTGTCTAAAGGTAAATTTACAATACTACAATCCACTTCTTTGTTTCCTAACTCCTCCCAGATCTTTAATCTTTGATGACCTCCAACAATAACATTTTTTCTTTCTGGATATTCATTTACAACTAAAGGAGATACTAATCCAAACTCTTCAATTCCATCTTTCAATTCCTGAAGCTGAACTACTGAAATTTTTCTTGGATTGTATTCCGCTCTTATTAGTTCACTAATTTTTCTTTTTTCTATTCTCATTTTTTTATTTAATTTTATCATTTGGAGCCTGAAAACTTGTTCCGAAACCCTTATGTTTTGTTAAGTCCTCCATGTAATTTCCACATTTACATTTTGATTGTTTAGATCTAATTTCTCCATCTATAAAAACTAAAGTTTGTTTCAAAATTATTTTTTCAATCTTACATTTTTTACATCTGAATTTTGCCATTTTTGTTTGGTTTTAGTTTGAACTTAAACTGATGGAACCCCATACTTCCAATTTTACGTATGAAAACAGGAAGGACAACAACGATGTACAGAATCGTTCCTTTTTAAGATTATACACCCCCCTCCCCTGTTTTTTTATTTCTTTTATAGTCTTTAATGTTGTTTCTCTTCTCTGATGATTCTCTTCCGGACTTCTTTGCGTGGC